GTAAGAATACCACAACTGATATTACCATTAGCATATATGGTTGCAGCAGTACCTACATGAAGACCACCTGTTGCAGTAACAATACCAGTATAATTTGCCTCTCCACTTGGGTTTACAACCGTACTAGTTGATTCTGATGTTGTGTTATATACTTCAATCGTACCTGCAGCAGCATCTAAAGTAATTCCAGCACCAACTTTTACCTTATTATTAGCAGCATCTAATGTAATACTTCCAGTACCAATTGTTAGGATACCAGTTATACGAGCATCACCTGTAACAATTAATGCAGTACTTGCAGTTCCTGCTCTTACATTAATACCATTACGGAATGATGTTAATCCAACAAATGTAGATACACCAGCAGTTGTTACGTGAACACCAAGACCAGTAACCTGAACACCCTTAGTTGCAGTAATAATACCAGTTGAATATATGTCTGTTACATTATCATAATTGATTGTAGATGCTGTTACAATACCACTAAAGTATCCATTAGTAGCAGTAATAACACCGACACTCATTCCTATGCCAGATACATTACCACCTTCTAAAACAGAATCTAAATCAGTTGATCCTTGAATTAATGTACTTCCAATTCCAACCCATTCACTACCATTGTAGATAAGTAAATTGCCAGTATCAGGAGTTGCATCAATATTAACATCATCAAGATCTTTAATATTGACGGCTCCACCACCACCCATTACAGATAGTTGTTGCTGAGTTCTATTAATGAATAAACGATAATGATCTGCTAATGCTTTTAGATTGGGGAATTGCTTATCTAATGGAGTTAAAGGATCTTTATTATCAGTTTCAGGTGGTTCATTTAAAAGTCCTTCTTGTATATCTTGTACTTCACTCTTAACTGCTTGTTGCTTTTCCTTAATCTCCTCAACTAAAGTTTTAAGAGATTTTAAACCTTCTTTAAACTCATCCCTAACTTCTTTTATTTCTTCATCATAATATTTTACTTCAGGGAGATTAGCAATTTCTTGTGTAAGTCCTTCAAAATATCCACCATACAGATCACTGGTTGCATCATTCTTCCTATTAAATTCTTTTACTTCATCAAGGACATTTTGCTTTAAAACGTGAAACTGATTAAGTAATTGCTTCTTTAATTTTCTATCATCATCCTTGTATCCATTCTTAGCATCATATATCTTAAGAGCAGATTCTCTCAACTCTTTGTATATCTTATCCTTAGTCTCTTGTAAATTCTTAGTTAATTCATCAATATCAGTTTTTGACTCAAACCGTTTTACATCAATATCCTCGGATAACTGTTGAACCTCTTGATCAATCCTACCCTTAACAAAATCTAAATTATCATTTAATTTTATAAAGTCATCATCAATTACACTAAAGGTCTTACCAATCCAAGAGAAATCTGGGACTTCATTAACCTCATTAACCCACTTAGGGAACTTGGGAATAGATTCCTTTACTGCAAGAATATCTTCCTGCAATGATTTAATATCCTCTTCGTAATATCTTACTTCAGGAAGTTCAGGAAGTTTATTGAGTCTATTTTCAAGTTCACTTATTTGTTCATCATAATATTTTATCTCTGGTATATCTGCAGCATTCTTATCTACTTCTTCTTTTAAACTATCAATCTGTTTACATATTGCTTCTACTTCTACATCATATGTCTTCTGTTCTGGTATCTCTGGGATACTCTCTTTAATCTCTTCAACATATATTGCAAGTTTCTCTAATTCTTCGTCGTAATACTTAACCTCTGGGACATCAGGAATATCCTTTCTAACGTCATTAATTAAACGTACTATTTCTGTAAGGTCTACATCTTCCTTGACTAGTTCTCCATCTTCCAGAACTTTATGTCCTGCAGGAATAGACTTACATTTTTGTTCATCATTACAAAAATATTCTCCTTCACCACATTCTTTCTTTTCTTCTAAAACTTGTTCCTCAATGAACTCATCAACTGAAGGTAAATCTTCTTCTTTTATAAAATCATCAACTGATGGAAGTTTACTCTCTTTGAGTATATCATCAAGTGACGGTAACTTATCCGACATTGTATGAGTATCTTAGGTACTTTGGGATTTTTCTCCCTAATTTATTTAGAGTCTTTAGGTAGTTGAGCCTTTAGCATCTTTTGTAGTTCTGCAGTAGATCCAACGAACAATGCATTATTAACGGTAGATGGTCCTTTCTGTTGTGTCTCTTCTTCTACATCTTTTAATTTCTTCTGCAAATCCATTAACTTATCAGTTGCATCAGAAACACTCTTAATTAACTGTCCTGCAACCTCATATGCTCTGGGCATCTCACTCTCTTGTGCGAGTTCTAAGATACCATTAATTGCTTCTTGACCCTTCTCTATAATACTGTAAAGATTACCACGAGTATATTCATAGTCTTTATCAATATCGGTTTTAGTAAGTCTATCAGGTTTCTGTTCAGGTGTTATTCCAACATTACTTACATTAGTAAGTTGATCCTTTCTAGTAGCACATCCACCTTCAGGAGTTTCAGAAACTTCCACATTAAAAGCATCATCTAAGTTTGTCATTTTCATGTTATAGTACCACTGAATCCAAAGTCATCTCCCATTTCTATGAGATCACTATCTTCCCTTGCAGTGTAATCAATACCCTTGACTGGTGTTCCTCTTACATGTGCAGCAGCAGTTGTGCTATCTTCACCTCTCTTAACGGTAAGTTTATTGCCAGTAATCTTGCTGACATACATTTCCTCACCATCAACATCAATGTATTTCTTAACAGTAATCTCAGTACCATCTGCTACATTAATCTCTGTAGCAGCGATATCTATATCCTCTGCAAGTTCAGTACGAATATCACCACTATAATCCTTGATTGCTCTAGGTTTAACAGAGTATGTGATATCCCTTTCAGTACTCTTAGCACCACCAGCAAGATAACGAACAGAAACAGATTTGACGATATCCTTGGTAGCAGAAGTAATAGGACCGAATAGGTATGTCTTTGCAGTAAATCTTAATGTATAAAGAAGAACCCTACGTGAAGTATAATCTCCCTCATAGTCGTCCTGCATTGATACGTTTTCTAATATAATAGGAATATCTCTCTTCTCTTTAAGACCTTCTACTAACTGTACTGTTAAATTATATTGTGGTTGAAAATATGGTAATATCTGTTCTACAATCTGTAATGCATCATCATTTAATTTACACATAATAGCAAGTTCAAATTGCATATTATATGGAACAGGCATAAATGCCTTCTTAGTATCAGTTCCACTATCAGGATCTTTTACTGTGATCTGCTGAGTAGTAGTTACTTTTCTTGCAGGATCATATGTAAGTCCAGTAAATTCAAATGACATCCTTGGTAAGGATATTGCAACTGATTGACTTAGATTTGGTGCTTGCTCTAATCTAGCCAAAAATTTCTGAGTTGGACCATATGCCAAAGGAACCTTTACAACAGATCCCTCTTGTTTAACAGAGATATCATTGAAAAGAGTACCAAAGGAAATTATGGTCTTTCTAAAAATTTCGTTATAAAAATATTCAAACATGGTTATAGACCTGACGTACTATTTAGGGAGTACCAAACGGATTGCCTTCGGAGAAGTCCAAAATAGCATCTGCTTGTAATTCAAACTCATCATTTTCACCAAATCCATCATCAAAATTGGTTAGATCGATTAGTCTTATTCTTTGTACAGCACCAGAACTTCCTCCTGTAAGATCCTCATTAATCTTAAATGTGCCTGAGATATTACCTATCTCTAATTCATTTGTAACAGAACTATGTGTTCTTACTCGTGCTGTAGCACCACTTACACTACCAGTAACAATCTCATTAAATACATAATTTCCAGTACCAGAACTTCCTGGTGAAGAAATAGTCATTGTTGGAGATACTGTATATCCAGCACCAGCATTTGTTATTTGAATCTGAGAAATAGTTCCAGCAGTACTTACAACAGCAGTTGCAGCAGCAGAAACTGTTGATAAACCTGTAAATGTAATAGTAGGAGTTGTAGAATATCCAGAACCACCAGCAGTTATAGTAACAATACCGATTGTTCCATTCTCCATCTTAGATGTAGCAGCAACACCTGTTCCATCACCAAAGACTTCAATTGTTGGATTACTGGTATATCCTATACCTGGATTTATCAAGTTAATGGATTGAACTACCCTCTTAGCACTATTATTAATATCAGCAGCACCAGAACATACAGTAATACCACCAAGTAAATTAGCAGTTGCAATACCAGTTACACCTCCAGAAGGAGCAGAAGATATTGCTACTCTTGGAGCATATGTATAACTATTACCTCTATTAGATAGACTGATATATTGGATACCACCATTGACAAATCCAGTAATAGCAGTCGCTTGTACAGCAGTTCCAGCAAGAGTTAATTTCTGTGTACCACCAGAACCGATGAGTACATCTTCACCATCGGCACCTTCAACCGCCTCCAGTGTGTCATCAATCTCATCAACACCAGTATCAATAACCTCGTCCTCGTAGCGGAAGAGCTCACAACGCAGTTCATAAACATAAGTATTCTTAAGTTGATAGAATGGTTTCTCGTGCTCTACATACTTGATTTCAAATAGACGATCTCCTAATGGAAAATATATTAAATCTCCCTCTTTAGGTCTAGTAGATAATTTTACATTCTCCTCATTCTTCATCAAAGGAGAAATATAAGTTTCAAATCTCTCTTTCGAAATAATTACAGTAACTTCATTAGTTGCCTGAATACCAAACTTAGACAACATTGTTGGATTGTCTCCATACCCATCAAAGTTATCAATATATGCTTCTATTGGATATGCATCATCAAACTTAGATGCAGTTACTTCCTTTAATATAGTTTTCTCTTCAACATACTTTCTAGGCATATAGTGTACATCTACACCATACATTCTTAATTGCTCATTAATAAGAGATTGAACAAGACTTTGTTCACCAGATGAGCCTTGTTGGAAAAACGGGTTAAGTGCCATGTTCTTAACCTATCATATCTAGTGGTGGAAGTTCATAAGTGTTAGACATCATTTCTCTGATAACTTCAAGATCTTTATCTGCATCATCATAAATTTGTCTACCATTTAGTTCTACCCCACCAGGTAACTTAACTCCCTGGAACTTCATTAAATTCTGTCCCCATTGCCTTTTAATAAGAGCAGTAAGGTATTTCTTTAAAAATGAATCATTCCAAACTCTTGTATAATCATTTGGATTCATTGCTCTATAACAATCCATAATAATATAATCACCTTCTTGAACATTATCCCAATCAATATCCATATACAATCTATCTTGTCTCTGATTAAATCTTATTTGTTTTTGTGTTGTTAATAGGAAATTAATATCTTCAAGGTATGATTTAGTCATTGCATATGTCAACATCTCCATTGCTCCCCAGAAATATACATCATTCAGGAACAATTGATATTTAATACTAAACATACCACTTGACATGGAATTTGATCCGTCAAAATGGAATATTTTTGTTACTCCAATAACCTCTGGAGGAACCTGTAGATAGTTACTAGTCTCCGTCCAACTAAATTCGGTAGTACCACCATCAATAGTTGCACTAGCAGTAGTAGTTACAATACCAACATTATCAGTCCGTCCACCTCTAGATCTTCCTCTATTAATATCATTCTGTGTTAACTTATATTTTAAAAAAGTTGGATATACACCATCAAAATGTCTCTCTTGAAAATACTGAACAGCATCATCGAGAAGATCTTCTACTTGTTCATCAGCAACATTAATCTCCAATACTGGAGCACCTAACTGCCTTTTACAGTAAGTAATAAGTTCTGAACGTGAAGCTGGTTGGGACATTTATACAGTACCTCTATCAATATTTATATTGCAGACGAAATGCCTGGTTGGACTAAGATTGTTCCATCAACAATCCTATAAAATGTCGATCCAGAACTAACAATAACATCATATACATATCTACCTTCACTTAAAGTTCTGGTAGCAGTCGATCCTAATGAAATTGTAACCTTTCCTGCAGTAGAACTAGTAGTATCAATACCAACAACAAAAGTTGCTGCAGGATGCCCTGTTGATCCAACAGAGACACTCTTTGTCATTTGAGATGATCCAGTCCATCCTGTAGTCGTAGCAATGCCAACCGAATTAGTTGTAGAAAAATTCCAACCAGTTCCTGAAGTATCTACAACTTCAAAAGTTCCTGTGAAATCAGAACCACCATTAAGAACAAAATTGGCAGCATATGCAACACCAGATTCTGGATCGAATGTAATTTTTTTAGTGGCCATTGACTAATTCCTTTAGTAGAGACTTAATTTCACCAATTTCGCCTTTTAGATTATCAAGGTCAGATTTCATAGTATTCAAATCACCCTCAACTTCTACTTGCTTTTGTTTTTCGCGTTTTTTTGCAGATCTACGAGCAATATACTGGTCATATGCAAAATCATTAGTATTGACTATCTGACCACTTTCTGGGTCTCTAGCAAGATTTGAAAAATCCTTTACCTTTATGTAACTCATAACTATGCCATTGTAATAACACGAAGATCGGATGCTTTAGGAACCCATGTTTGATTAGTTGAAGTCATTACAAACTTAATCCTATAATGTTTAAATGATGGCAGATCTTCTACACTAAAAGTATATTCCCTAAAGGATATTTCAGATGCTTTGAATTTACCAGCATCTTGCTTAGGATTATACTTATCAGGTCTTCCATCACTTTCTGCAGCTGCAATAACCTCACCTCTATTATTTAAATTCAAATATCCAGGGAATGGAATAAAGATTGGATCAAAGTTTGCAGTATCACTAATTGCATAAAATGCCCTAATATCAGAATATTCATTAATATGAGCATTCATCATAATTTGAATTTGAGTAGCAGAATTTGTTAAAGTATTCTCTTTAGAAATATACTGACATGCTGTTGGGTCATCAAACATACTGTTAACCCTATTGTCAGTCTTATAATTTGAAATTGGTGCATCAACTCTATTAGAAACTAAAATTGCACTAATTCTTTCAAGATCAATTACAGGGGTCAAATGAGTATCTGTTGTACTTAGATTAACAGTCATAGCAAGTGATCTATCCCCTGGGAACGACTTAAGTGTAGCATTATTAGTCTCATTAACTCTAGATGCAACACTTCGTGCAGAATCCAAATAATTGGATGCATTTAGAGTAATTGCTTCATATCCTTTATCCATAAATGGTATATCGGTACCTTGACCTTTACCATCACCAAGACTAGTACCAGAAACAGTTCTTAAAGTAGCATTAATGCTTGTTCCTGGAACAGTTGTATTTTGAATATTTGGTGATATAATTTGGAATGGAATATTCTGTGTTGCATGAACATTATATCCACCTGTAGATCTAGTATCATTAAAGTAAAGTACTGGATTACTTCCTGCTGTATTAGAACTTCTATCAGTAGTATCATCACCTAAAGAGGCATGATTTAGTTTAAGTGTATATGAATCAAACGTTATTGGTGCAGGATCAAGATCAGTAACATCACTCAATAAATGAGTCCTGTTAATTCTTCTCAAACTAACTCCACCCATTTCATACTTATAAACAGGTTGTCCTTTTAAATAATTTGTCTTATCAGTTCCTCTAGTAATACCAGTTAAACTACCACCACCTGCTCCTGTATATTTAATAATCTCATCTCCAACTTGAACATAACCTGGATTAGTTGCAGCAACACCAACACCTTCAAAGGATTCAAAATCAGAACTATTTTCCACTGCTATAGATGATGAAGCAGATGAACCATATGGTAATGATAATCTTGTTGGTGCAATATCAGAAGTTGCTTCAGTAATTCTTACTCTATTTTGCTCATGGTGCATACCATGATTTCTATGATCAACAGTCAAATGCAATCCATCACTAAGAACTGTAAGTTTCTCTGGAGAGAATCCCCAACCAGTAGATCCATTAGAACCCAATGTTGTTGTAAGTCCAGTAATTGGATTGTCAAACATAATAGTCTTACCAGCACCAACTACAAAGTTACCTTGAACATTTTCAAGTAATAACTCATTAGCCATCCCTAAATTAGCAATACTGAAGCGAGCATTTCTACCAACATTCATTGTTCCTACACCAACTGTTGCTATACCAAGAACATCACCAACTTGATATCCAGAACCAGAAGTTATGACTCTTGCCGATGTAATTCCACCATCAGTAACCACTACATCAGCAGTTACAAAATCTCCTCCAGCAGTTATGTTGGTTAAAGCAATACCTGTTTTCGTAGAAGTACCAGCACCAGGGAAGAATCCCAATCCACTATTAACAATTCCTAATTGTCCAGTAGCAACACCTGCGACTGATAAAAAGTCTCCAGATGCATTTGATCCTTGCTGAGTAACTGTATTTCCTTTTGTAAGAACATTATCACTTATTGCAGTTCCAAAACCAACTCTAACTTGTCTTGAATTAATATTAATTGGATTTGGCATCAATTTTGCAATCTGAGCATTACCTTCAGATAGAACTGGATTATACAGTTCCATTGTTCCAGAAGTTTCAAATTCTGCTCTTCTAATCTTAAACTTAAGATCTTCCCACTGAGAAGGTTCCCAAGTAGAAGCATTCTGAGATTTAAACAAAGATCCCAAATATGGCTGCTGTGAAATAAATTCATCAGTTAAGAGATCAGATTCTCCAATCCTAGAAATAAATACCTGATATTTTGTTGACCAAGATGAAAGAGCAATTGCATACTCTTGGTTTGCACCTTCAAGATATACTGGTGCATCAAAAGTAAATGTAGTTGCTACAGTTCCAGTTGAAGATGTTTTAATATCATCTGGATCCATCACAATTTCTGAGAATGGTAATATCTTCTGCGTCGGAACACCTCCAGACATCGTTCGAATCTGGAATGTCATAGGAATATCCATGTCATCCTTAGATTTAAAGTAAATATCGCAACTAGTGACGAATATACCTCCTGCTTCCGTAACCTGGAAAGATTGTGCTAGAGGATCATACCAAATATCTCTTGAACCTGCTTTCTTAGTAGTTGTTGATATTGCATTAGTCTTGATAACTGAAGACCCTGTTAATTGCTTCGCAGGTTTATCCTGTTTTGAATGCTTAGTTTGAATAGTAGCATTTCTAGTAGAGATAATCGATTCCTGAACAGTTTCAAGTGTTCCAGTAGCAGTGTAGTTATCCTCACCGAATGTATCAGTATTATCCTGATCATTAGTAGTATTATCAATCAAAGTAAAGGTCTTTGTACCTGTTTCAAACCTTGGATGATTACCACTATTTGGATTTGGAAGATAGAATGAACCGATTAGATTAGCACCCAGATCAGTTATTAATCTAACATCAGAAATTTTAGCAATAGCACCACTTGCAGATCCTCTAAGAACCATACCAGTCTTAGCATATCCAAAATAATCTCCCTGTGCTTGCTCACTTAAGGACTTAGTATCAATATTTAATATAGTTGTAGTTGCTGAATATGTAGATGGAAGATCCGTTGCTCCACCAGAAGCACTGGCTAATTGAACAGTTCCAGGAGTACCTAAAAATGTTTCTAAACCTGTTGCTCCAACTTGTGAAATATATGGATTCTTTTTGAATACTGCAGTTGGTGCATTAAAAGGCCCTTCTCTATGATTTGCTTGTGCAACTCTAAATTTAATAAATGGTATATCAGTACCATCTGGTGGAATCCCAACTTTGTATACATGAGCAGTAACGGTTTCACCTACCTGGAAAGTTCCAGATTCCATCGTAATTTCTAATAACTTAGGAGTACAATACTTAGCAACTTTCACCCCATCAAAGAATGGATACATTTGAGTTAATGGTTTGCACTTAGTGGCTCTAAATTCTATATTTCTAGAACGCATTATCTGCACAACATCTCTACTAACTACCTTATCACCAATAGATTCATTATCCCATTGCTCAGTAACAACTTTTCTTGTACCAGACCTTCTAGATGTACCTGTATCATATGTATCTCTAACTGTATCTTCGTATGTTGTTAAAGTTTCATACTTATGCATTTTGGAATGGTTCACACCACCACCACCATTAATCCAACCAGCCTTAATAATTTCTTCTACTTCATGTGTTCCTGTTACTTCTGTCCTTTGTTCTGAACGATCAGTAAAGGTTTGACCAGTCCAAGTAGTTTCCCAAGCATTCCATTGAATTGGAGCCTGACCAGTTTGTGGGTCAACACCAAATTGCTGCATTGCTTGAGCCATTGTTCCAGCAAAATTACCTTCTTGTTTAATAATTTTTGCTTTAATTCTTGCAGTATCTACCCAAGTATCTGATGATGGTGATAGTTTTACTGCTGCTTGCCAGAAACTTACCAAGAATGGAGTTACACTCTCTGTTCTAGTAGCAAATTGCTGACTCAACCATTCCTTTTCAGTGTAATCGAGAGTAACAACATCAGCACCTTTCTTTATATTAGTACCCTCTGGAGCCATAAATGTTCTATCAACATTCGCAGCAACCCCTTCAACAGGTCCAGTAATAAGGTCAATTGATGTTGTATAATGTTGTGGTCTTAATTCCTTAAGTGTTGGATCTAAAGCATTCTTTATCTTAACACTAGTTTCTTGTGGTAACAGTGAAGTAAAGTTGTCAACATAGAAACCAGACTTAAACTTATTCATTCCATCCGCATCTGGGAGGAACATATTAGCAGTTTCTGTTTCAAGAAGAGATAGTGATGTATAATATTCAAGACTCTTGATTCTGTCCTCAAGATCCTTAATATCTTTCATTCTATATCGCTTATGCTTCATAAACGATAATTGTGCATGATCAGTATCAAAGAGGAATGGTGGCATTGTAACACTACCAACCTCTATTGCATCATCAATAGATATAGGTCTTTCTTGTTTCTCTGATGGATCACCATACTGAACCTGGAATTTTCCAGTTTTATCCAAGAATATTCTATCTACTCTACCAACATAGAATGAGAAATTAGTAGTAATAGTCTCATCAGATGCTAAAATATTTTTAGCAGAATTTCCACTAGAAGCAAAATTTCTTCCATAGAATTCTAATGGAGATCTCTTAGATTCAGTTACTGTATAAGTACCAACTTTTGGTCTTATATCAATGGTATCAGTAACCTTATCACCATTAATTGTTGGAATATCTTTTGCATAATCCCAAGTATCATATGAATTCTTTGTTGTAATATCACCATCGTCTGTATCATCATAATATCCATTAGCAAAATAGACTCTTATAGTTCTCTTTGGTGGTTTAGCATTAGGAAGTCTTCTAATAAATCCATAATCATAGAATGTTGGTCTTTGACCAGTATTAAATGAATAATGGGTAGAAATATTCCTACTTGGATTATCTAAAGTAGTAACAACTCCTTGAACATTAGATTCCCCAAAAGTAACAACTTCGCCTTCATCAAAACCATCCGTATTCTTCTGAATATATGATATTTGAGCATCCGTCAGTATTTCTGCAACAATAGCAACCGCACCACTATTAGAACCCGTAATTTCTTCACCTACAACGAGATCAGTTGTCTTTGCAGTAGGACCATTCAAAGTAGATAAGGTCATCTTAGGTGCAGATGGAGCAGCTGTATCAAGCGATTCATAGATACCATGAATCCTAATAACATCAGCATTATTTAATACAATCTCTTCATCTTGAACTCGCGTTCCAATTGGGAAATCACCACGAACTAAACCATCATTTAAAGTTGTTGCACCAATACCAGATCCTGCTTTTGATGAGGCATTAATAGTAACAGAATTAACTCTGTTTAATCTCTTAATCTTAGCAGAAGGTTTTGACTTCTGTAGGGTTGTTATTAATGTACATCCAGCATAATCTGGTCCACCAGTATTAATTTGTAAAAGAGTAGATCCAGATGAAAACTGGAACATATCAGAAGTAAGTGCTACAGTTGTTCCATCTGCTCTAGTTAAAGAATATCTTTCTTCGTCATATGCTAAAAATGCTTCATTAGTATCTGCAGTTAAAGCAGAAGAAAGTTGACCACCAACAATACTTACTGTTTGGGTCTTTCTAATACTTAATACAGCATCTGTAAGATCTACATCAGAAACCAACATCTTTGGCATCAATGTATACAATGAATTTTCAAGAGAAAATGCTAATGGACTTGTTACAAGTTTTAAGTTAGGAACATTTAATGTAGTACCAGCAGTACCTTTATATAATGCACCTTGTTGAACTCCAGTTACCGTTGAAACTCCAGTTACAACTACATTAGCAGCATTAACCTCAGTAATCCTTACATAGGAACTCTCATTATTACCAAGTCCACCAAATGAAAGAATATTATCAACTCTTAATTTTCCTGGGAATAATGTATTCTCACTGGTTATCGTACTAATTGAAACAGCACCAGATCCAGTTGAAGAAGTCATTGTTGCTTCTCCAAAAGTAAACGCATCTGTCTGAATTACATCAGCACAAAAGGTTCCAATACCAGCACCAACCCTATCACCTAACTGTGGTCCACCATATAATTGCTTAACATCCCCCATTCCATATGCTGTTACAGCAACTGCAACACGACTATTTGGATTTTGACTAGCATCATTTCTACTAAAAATAAATGGTTCATTCTGTAAAAACCTACCATTTGTACCATAGATATCCATAGATGTGCTGTTACTAACAGCATTCATCAAGTATCCACTAGCACCACTATATTTTCCCTTTATATGTGTTGGAATAGGAAGAGTAATGTTTTCATTTAATGTTATACGAGTAGATAATTGAACATCATAAAGTGAAATATCCCACTCATTAGTATTTGAATTACTAGCAGAATATGATCCAGATTCTAACGCATTGTCATAAACTCTTGCAACACCAATCTCTTGACCAGCCACCTTGCCATCACCAGCAGTTCTTTGACTTCTTAAACTAACAATATAAGTATTACCTATTCCAATAACAGGTGCTCCATGTACTCTATTAAGAGTAAGTGTTGTACCAGTACTATATGATACTCCTTGAGTTTCTAACTTTTTAGATGTTCTTGGTTTAGGACAATCTAGGTAAGTTGAAGCAAGTGTTTCTACCTCATACCCTTTTACAAATGCTTTTCCTGGACTTACTTGATATAAAGCAAGGTCATCAGCAGCTAAAGTTCCCAAAGGAGTAGACTCTCCTTCATCATATACACCATTATTACCAATACCATCATTTAAAGAATTTCTTACAGTAATATTAAATGGTTTTATAGTATAATCACCAGATTCTTCATATGTTCTACGAGCAAGTTCATCCGCAATAAAATTATATTCAGGATTAACTTTCTGGGATGTTAAAGTACCATTATCAACAGTTGCTAATTCTATAAAATTAGAATCATTAAAATCATCTAATGGTTTTGAATATAAACTAACTGAAATCTTCAAACGGTCTGCACCAGGTGCAGCATAATTATTAAAACCTTTAGAATTATCTGCTAAGGTTGGATCCTCATCAGCATTAAGAATATCTTCCTCAATTCTTAAACCAATTCTTCCACTAGGAGTAGCATCATATTGACTTAAAATTATAGTCTCATCATGAACATTGACAAAATTACCTCTTATAAAATAAACACCATTTGATATAGAAAATGATGCAGCAGTAGAAGTTGCATTCTGTGCTATACAAGAAGCAAACGATTCCCCAGAAGGAATATATGCATTATTTGAAGAGTCTGATGTTATATCACTATCAGCTATTAGAAGTTCCCCATCATTAAATTGTTTAATAGAACTATCTTCAACACCAGAAGATATGTAAGACACATATATTGTTAAATTTCCTCTTTCAGACTCAGTTGCTTCTAAAACCTGATTGACTATAGCAGTCACACCAGTTGACATTCCAATTATCTTTCTACCAACTAACTGTTCAATATAATAATTTACAGGTACACCTAAATGAGTATTATTTAATTCTACAGCAAAATACTCTGGAGAATACGCTGTATTTCCAGGAATAACTTTAGATCCCTCTTTAAAAAAGTGCTGACCAAACTTCTCAATCTGATTCTGCAATATTGATTGCAGACCAGTTAATTCTCTTGCCTGGACAGGATATCCTGGTTTAAAGAGAACCTTATGGTAATTAGAATCCTCTGCAAAGTCGTCAAAATATGGACTGACGTTGAGATTAGTTTGTTGGGCCATAGTATTTTAGAACTGTAATATGATCTTAACGTCTTCTTTTTGGTTTGAAGATCGTGTAATGGAAGGTCTGTGGTCAACGTAAATCATATTTCCAGAATATTTTTTAATTTCTGGGTTTGCTAATCCTTTAGTAAAGGATTGACCAAGGTAGTATGTCCTATTATTTATTGAGGTGGATAGACCACTAAATGTAGTACTAATAGACAAATTAGCACTACCACCTACAATAATTCGATTACCACCTGATGTTGGATCTGAAGTAAATCGCGTAGTATCATAACCATAAGTTGGGTTTGTTTGTGCAGTACCAACAGTATTAAAACCAGCAATGGTTCTATCCTGCCAATACTTCAATACTCCAGTAGTTTGATCATATGAAACAACCCTACCAACAGCAGTAACACCAGTACCAACAGTCTGTGTAATTATACTATCACCAGCAAAAGATACTGAACTATATCCAGTACCTGCTAATCTTAATGCATAAGTAGCAGATGCTTTATCCAAAGTAAGTAACTGTGTAGAACCCCATGCATATGGATTCTCAATAATACCTATTCTTGCGAATTGGTTTCCTGTGATAAAGTCAGGGTTCTCTGCATCATTTTCAATTCGTGCATAAAGAAGAGCATTTGTAGCACCCAATTCACGGTAAATATCCTTACCATGTCCACCTGGAGGTGGAATAATAACATCTAATGTAGGAGCTGAAGTAGGTGTTGGAACAGATCCTGCAGATAAATCAACATTACCATAAGTATAACCATATCCTTCGTTTGAAACGGTAACACTTTCTATCTGCTGATCATTATTAACAACAACAGTACACTCTGCATCAAATCCATCACCTTTAATTGGAACTCTTGTATAAGTCTGGTTAGCAGTACCAATACCAGTTCCTCTATTCTTAATAACAACAATCTTAATACCACCATCAACAGCATTATTACGGATAGCACTATCTTCTGAATTACTTTCCCAGTTTGCTGGAACAGGCATATAATCAGTAGAATCAAATTTAATCAAATCTGATGGTTTAATACTATAAAGATACTTCCAAATATATCCATCACCAGACGTACCAGCAATTCTTGGTTCTAAATCTGTAAATGTTGGTTCATCAAGAGAAGGTTTCCCATCAGGAGTTTCTGGTGTTGTTCCATTCTGCAAACAAATATAAACCCTATAATCACTATTAACAACAAAATAATTTGCAGTATATAAGGTTGTGCCACCAGAGTTTGGTGGAGCATTAGAAAGACTATAATCTTGCCTATAATAATCGTAAGTTGTACCAGAACTCCAAGAGTCCTTTCTAACAATTTGCTTAACATCGGAAGAGGTTATACTCTTAACCGCTATCATATCATCATAAAAATCATTCATATCGCTAAAACTATCAACAGGTGCGGGGGGTGTTGAATCCCAAGTTGTTGATATTCCTGTTGGATTTGGTAGTCCAACAAAAGCATAGTAAGAATTTGTTGAGGTAGAAACACCTGCGACAAAATTCTTCGCATTCAATATTCGAATTTGATCAGTTATAATGGCAGACATTGAACCTTACGATAAGTAATACTTTTTTTATTATTTAGACGACATAATTAGTGGCCTTTAAGAAGGATTTTCTTCTGACCTGTGGCCCAGTAATTATTCCTGTAATACCATTAGTTGTAGTGATGGTATATTCTTTACTAATCATTCGATCAGTCATCTGAAGTCTACCCCAACTATAATCACCAACAAAGGAACTACTAATACCTTGACCTAAAGTAGAATAACCTACAGTATTTTGCAATCCCTCCCAATTTTCAACAGCAGTAAAGACTCTAATAAGGGAACTGTTATGAACTGTAGAACCAAAACCAACAGTGGTGATTCCAGCATAATGACGAACTTGATAAATGTTATCCACTGCAGTGGTTCCAATACCAATAGTATGACCCGAAGCATCTAAAGAAGTGACACCAGAACCAATGTTAGAACCCCTAACCATGAAATAGAATCCTGTTTGAAGACCACTGACACTAATAGGATCAGGACTTGTTAATGCAGAATTTCTCAAAGGAGAATCCGCAGGAATCCACATATCAAATGCAAGACCATAGGTTATTGCAATACCAACCCCATTTGCCCGTGATATGTTTGTAACAATACCAACACCAGAGACAATACCATAATCTCCACTATATGCCTCAATTTTATTTTCTTCCCGTGTATATGTTGGAGCAGCAATTAATACTTGAGGTGGATTACCTGAAGTATATGCAACACCTGGACTTGTAACCGTAATACCAGAAACAACTCCATTAGTAACAGTTGCCGTTGCTAATGCTCTAGCAGTAGTTCCAACACCTGCGATAGGGGTTCCTCCTACACCAGTAGGAGTAGAAATTGTAACTTCTGGAGTAAGAGTATATCCACTACCACTATTACCAATCGCAATAGACGATATAGTATTTGCTATTGAAACAATTGCGGTAGCACCTGCACCAACAAATATTTCGTAAGATTCACTTGCATCTGTAATTATAATATCTTTTTGGAACTCTCTACTAACAGGGTTCTCATTTTCGGGGTCAAAGAATGGTTTACAACTATCAATCCATACTGTAGTAGAACCAATACCAACACCTTGAATCAAATATGCAGTTGGGAAGAATTTCGCTTCATACATTGGACGATCCTTACGGACAATTCTTCCATCTATCCACTTATCTTCAAGTTGCCTAGACCACTTAACAGGTCTCAATTCTGTAGCATCATCACCCAATCCAACACCCCAATATTGGTTAGTATCAACAGCATCAGAAGATTTAACTTCAGAAACTGTTCTAGCATTTTCTGCGAATATTCTTGTATTATAATAAGGATGAGAACTAATTGTTAAGTCATCACCCATCTTAACTGTTTCTTCAATATCTCTATCTTTTACATCTTCACCACCAGTTCCTCTATAGAAGAATAGATTGCATGTATCACCCTCTTTAGGTGCTTCAGTAAGTGTTATAGTACCACCACCATTGAATATGAAACCTTCTCCAGGAACCTGTAAAACATCATTAATAGTAAGAATAATAGTATCAGCGATTACTATAGGAGAACCTGCCTTAGTTTGAATAGCATATGCTTCACCACCTAAAGTGATTGGGAATGATTTTCTTGCACCATCAAACTTATTCGCAAAACTATCAAGAGGTTGAATTTCTCCCATAGTCCACATATTAAATTCATCATGATGGACTCTTTCAAGGGTTAATTTAAATGGTTTGTATAACTGCTGATCAACAGGAATTCCCATTGCTTGCTCACCTGGAGTACTTCCAACACCAACATTTAAATTAGTTGGTACAGTTAATACTTGATTCTCCTTATAACCATAACCAAGATTTGTGATTTCAAAGTCTATTACACGACCACCAGTAGTTGCTACACCAACAGTAATATTAGCCTTTGCTTGACTACCAAGACCAACACCAGGTGAAGAACTATCATACCATAATGGAATGTCATTGTATGGTAAAGGAGAATCAATTATTGCAGTAAATGTTGATTGACCAGATCCAACTGATGTTGGGTTCTGAGTTCCAATTCCTAAAATAGGATCTGTATGTGTAATAGCAATACTTACAACACCACCATTAAGAACTGCTGCTGTACCAATGAATTGAATAGATTGCGTTGAGACTGCTACACCAACCTTAACAACGGTTGCAATTCCAACACTACCAATAACAGAAGCAATACCAGCATTACCAGGTGTTACTCTATAACCAGAACCACTATTACCTATACTTACAGCAGTAACTACACCAATATTATTAAAGTGTAATGTTGCACCAGCAGAAACTAATGGTTGATAACCAAAACCTTCACTTGAACCAACAGAAACAATGATACCACCAACAGGAACTTTTGCATTGTTAACATCATAAGCAACAGAAGCTGCAGTTCCTGTAAAGGTCATAGAAGTAATTCCAGAAACCTCAGTTAAAGTATAATCACTTAATTCTCCAGGATGTTGAAGTATTCCATTAATTAATGCAATACCCGTGTTTGTTGCAATACCAGTAACATTTGCTCCATCAACTTTCAAATCAAACTGTTTTGTTTGACCATCAAATTGAGGAGAAAGATCGTCAATTACATGGTTCTTAGTGTATGCAGCAGCACTTCCGCCCTTAACACCAGAACGCATAAAGACTCTTCCACTAAAACTTGATTCTGTTGTTATACCAATCCAATCTCTATCATTTGGACCAGCAGTTGCAAAACCTACAGGAGGTTCACCACCAAATGGTGCATCAGAGAAACTTAATAGATTATTATCAATATTATAATCACCAACAAGTTTTGTTACCGTATCACCAACTCCAGCTGGAGAACCACTATGGAATCCAAGATTAGTACCCATCCAATGACGATTAACCTTAATTGCATTAGTAGATCCAAATCCAACAGAAACAACCTTCATTATTTCCTGATTAATCCTAATGTCATCTCCACTAAAGATTGAAGTTATACCAGTAACATATAATACATCAACTTTCTTACTGAGATCTGTAGATAATCCAGTCTTAACTTCACCATTAATAATAGGTGATTGTATAATATTATCAATTGCTATCAATCCTCTTGTATTTTCTTTCTTAGCAGTAATACTATGAGAAGATCCAATACCAACAGAAGTAAAATCTAAGGGGACTATAATATTTTTTAATGCATTTTCTGCAGTAGTTGCAAGTTTAATAGAACTATCATTTACCTTAACAACGTAACATGTTTCTGGTATATAAGTTATTGTTGCTCCAACTCCAGGGAAGTAAGTAGCAGCAATTCCAATAGAATCCCCAGTAGTTCCAATACCAGTTGTACTTGAACAACTAACAGCAGTTCTAACGGAATAATTAACTTCCTCACCAGTTACAAAATAATGGTTAGGTAATGAAATTGTATTATTCGTAAGATTAATAATATCCGTACTTGATCCATCAAAATTCTTTCTGAATACTGGATTACCGTTATGTTCTATATCAAACTCTGTTTTCTTATCATAGAATGTTCCACCATAAACATCCCAAGTACTTCTAACAGAACCGCTATTAAGTTCTATCTCATTTGGTTGAAGAGTATCTTCTTCAACTTTTAAAGCCTGAATAAATGTCTTAACTTCTACAGCAGCATTAGCATCTGGAGTATACATTACCTCAGATACACAATGATCTGTATTCCTAGATCCACTAATTGTACCTAATCCAATAAATGCACCAGCTCCAGTTTGTAGATTACCATATTCAGTAATAAAGACTGTATTATCATCATCTACCATCATAACTTCAGAGAATTCATACCTGTTATTAGTAGTATCCTTAACTTGAACTAAAACATAAGCACCATCAAAATCGTTAGTATAGCTACCAATTCCAACTGCACTTGGTGAACTACTTGCAGGTATTGATGTGGATTTAGCTATCATTGAAGCATTTCTCAATGAATAAGTTCCAACACCCGTGAAGGATTCTGAAGAAATACCAATACAAATTGAGTTAATCCAAGCAGTTTGAATTCCTGCATTAGGAGTATACATTATATCAACCATAGCAGTTGTTCCTACACCAACCAAGGTAGGTTCAAAAGTTCCTAATGGTTGTGCTGCAAGATTATCTCTTCTATTATGAATTGCTAATTGACCATATTCATGCCATTCAATATTTGTTCCATCGTGAATAAGACTTAATTCGTCATATTCAACCGATCCTTCACTTGTTGCAATAGCAACTATAATCTTAGCAGATCTAGGATTAAATAATTGATATTTTTCTGTACTAATGCCAGGTATACCAGGACGACTAGTTAAAGCAGCACCAGTAGTAGATCCATTACCAACAGTACAAATCTTAATTTGTTGACCACCAGTTCCTATAACATTAGATGCACCAATACTAACTAATGCACTTGGAGGTGCAGTTGATTCACCAATTGTTGTTTGACCTATTGCAGTCAAAGATGTTGTCATTCCAAGTTCATCTAAGTTATAAGAAAGAGATATTACATTGTAATTGTTCTTTTCAGCCTTAAGAGGGTGGAATTGAAGAATTGCATCAGTACCATCAACTGCGGTATCCATTTGACCCAGTTGAAGAACACTATCAACAGAAGCATACTGATTAAGCATTGATTTCCCACTGATAGGATCAAACAATGCATTAACCATCATAATTTGTCTTTCATCCGTAAATAATCTATCTTTTACATATACAATAAACCTATTTTCCTTATTATTAGCAATATCATACCTAGCGACTTCAGCCCAAGGTTCTTGTCTTGGTTTACTACTAAATTGACCACTAATATTATCAATTTTAAGAACCCTGTTACCAACAGATTCAGCATAATCAATCAAAATACGGTTTTTAAAGGTGATTTCGTCTGAGAGACTACCTTCTGCAGGATCTCTATCCTTTAGATTTTCTGTAACGAGGTCAAAATTAACAACATCCCATAAACTATCCTCATTTTGGATATTAATAATTCCAGTAACAGTACCTGCAATACCAACAGACATTGCCATCTTGTCTTCTGGTGGAAGTGCTGATTCAACTTGAAGTTGACTAAACTTTTGGAATCCTGCAGTATGATTTAAACTATTGACAATATCCTTCCATCTATCATAGAAAACTCTAGACTTAATAGCATATGAGAAACTTTGATAGTACTCATTATCATGTACTTTTTGTAAACTATCATTCAAGAATCCTGTCTGATATTCCCATCCATTATTAACAATAGAATAGTAATCTAATAAGAAATTAGTATCAAATGTTAGAACAATTTCAGAAACATTTCCTTTAGCACCAGTCTCTAGAGATTCAATTAATTTACCAACTTCAAAGTCACTAGATGCTTCTACAGTCAACCACTTACTTTCTGGATCATATTCAAATGCAACACCCTGTACAGGTCCAACACTAGTCTCTGATTTAAGAGTTTCATTTGCATTGAAAGAGTTAAGTTTCAAAACAGGTGCAAATTGTGGGAAATCCCTTTCTCTAACCAATACTGCAGAAGATAAAGCACTATTAAAGTTACCTGGTATTGCTCCAGAAGGAACTGTACCATTCATACTATAAGTTACAACACCAACATTACCCAAATTCTCATGTACCTGAGTTACTTCAAATGACTGATAATCATAGTATTGAGAATCATAACCCCGACCAGTTGAACCAACACCAACACTAGCATTTTCAATAAACATCTTATCCCCAATTTCTATTGGGAATTCCTCTGTAAGACTATATGCAACCTTTAATGTTGCAGCCACAGTATCAGTTGATGCATCATATACAAGATTAGTTACTCTAATACCATTTGGGTTTGATACTGGAACAATAACTGGTGTTACAGGAGATAATCCATAAGTATTCTGAATAATATCAACATATCCTGGGTTATCTGGTGTTTCTAAATTATATCTCAGATCAACGTCTTCAATTTTTTCTCTTGTTCTACCATCAAGAACAACCAATCCAGGTGGTTGATTATATCCTCTACCATAAGAAGTAATACCAATAGACTTAAGACCTGAAAGTGCCTCAATCTTAATAATCTGAGGAAGTTTAGATTGTGGTCTTAAAGTAAAATCAGATGGATAATCAAAACCAATATTGTCTATTTCAGTTGTTTTAGGCACACCAATTGATGTACTTGAAGCTTCTAGAATAGCACCTGTACCAGAATCAGTAGTTACTGTGGATATTCCAGGTATTTTAGTATATCCCTTTCCTTTATCTGCAAGTGCAACATATGCAATAGGTCCATAAGCAGTTTTTGAAGTCGTCTCATAACTTATTTTTGTTGTTGCAGAAGCAGTATATGATGCTACTTCTGGATATTCATCCAAATCATACTCAAAAGTATTATTTGAATTCGCAAGAACATCATAATTTCCAGCATAACGACTTCCTCTAATAGAAATTGTATTATTCCCAATAACTTTTTGATCTAATACAAGTTCTTTATTGACTGTAGGGTTATTATCTGATGTTGTTGGTATTAAGTTATAGTAAAGAATCTTGGGAGTATTTTCATTATATGTTAATATTGCCTTTCCATCATCACCAATAGTTCCAGTATAAACAAGTTCAAATGTAGTTTCTAACCCATTTGAATCATATTCGTGAATAAAGTTAGAATCAGTATAAAGTTTAAACTCAAATCCAGGATACTTAGTAGCACCTACAGTATATCCTAAAGAAGAATCTGATAAATCAAAAGTTATAGTACCATTCTTATAGAATTCTAATGGAGGATTAACTATATTAAGTACTCCCGAAGTTCCTGCATTTGCATCTGAAAGAGCAACGAAACTTGGTCTTCTTTGTTCTGTTTGGAATCTACTACCACAAAGTTTAATCTTATCTTTGTTAATAACATATGCAAAGTATTCTTCATCATTAACAAGTCCACCTATAGGAGTAGATGAAGTATGAATAACTCTTTGACCAGTTACTAACCCATGATTAGTAATTGCAATCGCACTAGGAACACCTTCTGAAGCAACTGCTGTTGTAATACCAGCATAAGTAAAATCAAGAGTTCTTGCAACTAATTTTCTATTAGACTTATTATATTTTATTGGTACAGTTGAAGTAATTCCAGCATTTACAGTAATATAAACTCTATCATTATGCATCAATCCATGTGTATCACCTAGAGCAACAGTTACATTATTCTTTTCTGCAGATCCTGTTAATGTGGTAGGATATGTTGCCTTTAAACTATGATATGAACCAGTTCCTATACCCAAGAAATAAACAAGACCTTGGTGTAATGTGGTTGCAGATGTTCCTACAAAAATATCTGGAGAATTTGTTTGCCATTGATTCTTATTTCCTTGTCCTGTACCGAGACCAACTCTAACAGTAGATAATCCAATTGAATCATCCGTCAATTTAGCAACATATAAAGGAGTATTCTCAGGAAGATTTGTTGCATATGGATTAACTTTATTAGTATTAGCAGCATTTGTTGCTATACCAATAGAATCTCCAGTATTTCTCTTATAAGTTACAGTATCTCCAGTGTTTAATTTATGTTGTGGAAGATATATTGACCTACTTGGAAGGAATATCTGAGATACTCCAGAACCTGGATTTTCAAATGATATCGTTGTTCCAATTCCAACTCCAGCAACAGTACCTAAACCAATTGCTTCTTTTGGATTAAAATAATATTCTTTATCAATACGTCTATTTGCTGCTGTTGCAAATCCAACATCTATTATGAATTTTCTGGGACGTTCTTCTATAACTGTTCTAATACTATGATATACAC